ACTGGGATTAGTCTCTTGGAGTAAAGAAGGTCTCTTTGGGTTTGTGATGGATTATATGCTAATTTAATTGCATTATTTAAAGCACCTCTTACAGCACCTGCTGGAGAGAACCAGGAATATTGCTCATTTGATGTTCTTGCCATCAATCCAGCAATATCTGAGTTTGTTGGAAGGTATAGGAACTTATTATTGAATCTATCTAGAGTATATTTAAATCCAGTATCAAAAACTGCATAAGATGAAGAAGTTAATGGATCAAAGAATTCAATTATCTTATTTGTTTGAGTTGTTGAATTTGATGATGTTACAACATCTTCCTTATGGGGAGAAATGCAAGCAATACAATCTTTTCTATCTTCTGCAATTGCGATCAATGCATTTGCTTTTGCTTGAGATTCATAGATTGTAGTTCCACCAGATGGACCTTGGATGAGGAAATCAATTGTGTATTCTGCTGGATTTTCAAATTTCTTATAAGCAGAAATGATAGATGAAAGTGTTGCAGCCATTCCACCAGAATTTGAATAGTCTGCACCAGAAGTTAATGTGTAGGATTTATTTCCAGCAACACTAAATTTGGTTGATTGTGCATTTGATCCAACTGCACCAATTTCTAAAGTAAATGCCTTAACATTTGCATTATTTGGGATTAAGCTAGAAGCAACATTTGTTCTAATAGCACCCGCATAAATGTTTTGTGAATTATTGGCAATGTAATTTTTATAGTAAATTGCTTGGGATGGGCTAATCTTAGCATCTAATGCTTTAGATAAGAAAGTATACTTTTCAATGACGTTAACCGCAGTTCCAGTTAGTTTTCCACTATCATCAACAACTACAATGTGGATGTGGTCATTCTTTGAATTTCTTTCTAATGCATATTGTGATGTGGATGGCTTTGGTGCAATGGACTTCCAATAAATGGTTGCATTTGATAAACCAAGTGTTTGTTGGTCGTACCAATCCTTTGTTGCTAATCCAGTTGAGAATGATGCTGTAGTAATTCCTGCAGAAGTAACAATATTTACATCTTGGGAACTTCCAAATGAGTAAGTATTTGTATCATCTCCTGGATTCTTATATTCAATAGATTCAGATACACCATTAAGATTTACTCTATCTGTAATTTTTACACTGACTTGCTCTTTTCCAACCTCGGTGATTACACCTCTGATGAATCCTTCAAATGTATTTACAACACCGTTGCTAGCATATTGTGCCGAAACTCTTTGAGTTACTGCATAACCCACCTGAACATCAGTTGCTACAGTTACTGTATCTACTTGTGTGAAAGTAAATGAAGCACCGCTTTGTACCGATGTATTTGTTGAATTATTGCTAAGTGTTATTGAACTGCTTCCAATTGATGCAATGTTTGTTAAAGATGGGAAAAATGCAGTATCAATTCTGTTTCCAACTACTAATGAAGAAGTTGTAATTCCAGTAATTAAATTTGTGCTAATTCCTAGGTTTCCAGTTTTTGTTGCAACATTTGTTACTACTGTAGTCTGCTTTGCAGTAGTTCCAATTCCAGTGATAATTTGGTCAGCAAATGCATCAATTGTGCAAATTTTTAGACTATTTGCCCAAGTTCCTGGGGTTTTTGCTGCATACTCCCAGTTTGTATCATTAGCATTATTATTGTTATAATCCTCGTCTGATTCTATTTTTAGTGATGTAAGTGAATCAGTATTTGCTGTATTTAAGCTTGGACCATCAGATCTAACAACTCTTAAAACACCACCATAAGACAAATATGAGGATGCCGACAACCAATACTCATTTTGTCCATCTGTTTCTAGTGGTTTTCCAAAAACATTAAGTAAATCCTGTTCTGTTTCAATTAATACTGGAACACCGATTGGTCCCTTCTCAAAAGGACCAGCAAATGCACCAACTTGGTCGGTAACTGCATCGATTCTGCCAATAGTTAAGTCAACTTCTCTTACCTTTACCCCAGGTGATACTAAATTTAACGCCATTTGTTTCCCCTCTTGAAGAAGTTCATTTAGTCTAAATGTATTTATTATTTGATAACTTTATATTGGGGAAACTACCAGTGAACAAATTACCAGTCTGGATATTCCCATTTACTTGTTATTTTTTGAGAGATCTTTCTACTCTCCTGTATTCTTTTTATTGTACATGATTTGCATTCATAAGAATACGCAGATGGGATACTTCCTCTTCCTTTGCGAGTTAAATAAAATCCATCTATCAAATCTTTAGTGGTTTTGCAAACTCTACAAGTTCTTTCAGTTAAAAATAAGTATTCTCTTTCAAATTGTTCTTCTAAGTCCATTCATCTATAATCCCACATATAAGACCTATCACCATATTCATCTGTATACCATCTATCACCATCCTTATCTACAAAAGTTGTTTCCATATCCGTCAATCCATCAGAAATAAAACCAAATGGTGACATATCCTGCTCAATTTGATTTTTCTGCTCCTCATAAATTCTCTTACGAATATCATTATCGGTCATTTCCTTAAAATAAGGTTGAACGATTAACCAAGAGAAAATAACCAGGCACATTGCAAGGTCATCATTGCAACCATCTTCTGCCTCAAATGATTGGTTGCGTTGAATAAATGTTGTTAATTCACTAATAATATCATAGTCTTTGATGATAACTTTGTCATCTTCCACAATGGTCTTAAGGTTGGAACATCCAACTTTCTTGACGTTCTTAGACATCTTTACACCAAGTTGAGATTTCTTTCCAGAGAATCCCTGACCAACCAACTGACCTGCACGACCTCTCATCGCACACATTAAAAGATTGCTATATTCCAAATCAAAATGAAGCATATTGGACACCTGCTCACCAATATCATTCACTTCAACAAGAATATAAGAATAATTATATGCTCTTCCTACTTTATCAATAATTGATGGGAATAGAATTGGTTTTATATCGTTATCTCTATATTTTGCTACAAGTTTATACGGGAATGAAGTAATATCAACAACAATAAATGCAGAGTAGTCTTTTCCAGTTCCTCTAGCAACGTCAACAGTCATCATGTAAGTGTGGTCTTTTTCTGGATGTTCATAGACATCAAGACCTTTGTTTGAAGTGAGTGGGTCTTCATACACCATTGAACGAAGTTTTGATGGAGCAATTAGAGTGTCAACCGAACCTAGGAATTCGCACTCAAACTCTTGGGTAAACTGACGTTCGGAAGTGTTCCTGATTGTCTCTTCTTTCCAGGCAGCATCTCTACCAGGAACAGCACTCCAGTGAACTTCTAATGGAATATAACCATTTCTCCCCCTCTCAGCATCGTGCCAGAGTTTGTAGAACATATTCATCCCGTTTGGTGTCGAGATAATAATAACTTTGGTTGATTTACCAGAAGAAATGGTAGGATATACAGAACTGAAGAACTGTTCTGCGATGTGGTTTGGAATAAACGCAAATTCGTCCAGGAAAATGATATTGAAAGAGTTTCCTCGGACTGCAGATGATGAGGTAGATGCTGCTACAATTTTGCTACCGTTCTCAAGTTCAAGTGAACCTTTATTCCAAGAACCAACACCTTGCTGCAACCACTTTGGTAGGTTTTCATAAGAAAGTTGCAATCTTCCCAAAAGTTCTCTTGCAGTTTCTGCTTTGTTTGCAAGAATTGCAATTCTTATATTATCATTAAACAAAGCATAGTGAAGTAGATAGGAAACCACAGTTGTGGATTTACCTGTCTGTCTTGGGAGTTTAGCAATATTAAAACGATTATTGTGGAAGTTTGAAATGAGTTCCTTCTGGAAATCATACATTTCAAAGGGAATCAAACCTTCATCAAGAGAAACAATCTTGACGTAGTTCATTGCAAAGTAAACTGGGTCACTTTTGCATCTTAAGTATTCTTGAATTTGGTCAGAAGTAAATTCAATCTCGACATTTTCTGCCTTTAAGTTGGGATTCCCCTTATAATGTTTTTCAGTCATAAACTATTAAAATTCAAACCTGCTAATGTTTCCTGGTATTTTAAGTGAAGTTTTACGTAAGATTTTGCGATATTTCTAAGGTCATCTACATCATCACAAGCATCAATCTCTCTTGCGATTCTTTCATATTCGAAGTTCTTAGTTAGATTCTCAAGAACTATTTTATTTGGGTCCATTTATGTCTCCAGTAAATAATAAAGGTTTTGTTGGGTCCTTTGTCGATGGATTGAAAGATAATACAATAGAACCTGGATATATCTTAGATACTTCAAAAGTTACCTGTTCTTTGGAGGGTCTTGTAAATTGTGGGAAGAACATTTGAACTCCCAGGTTCTTACCTCTCCAGTTTAGCAGTATACTATAAGTCGTGCCACGAGACTGTATCCTCGTATAGTTCTCAGTTACCGAACTTGACTTAAGTGGTTCTGGTTTGATGACATCAAAGAACTCATATTCGGTTGCTTTGAAATCTTCTCTCCAATTAGAATAATCATAAGATTCTTTCTTGGTCTTATTTCCCCAGTTCTTTGCACCAACCTTACGACACTTTACCAGAGCACCAGAAGCATATGCAGAAGGCCAAACCTTATAACGAGATTTTACCTTTGAGTAGCAAGCATCTTTTTCTTCTGCCATTTTATTTTGAGATGCTTGCTGTTTGATACGAGCATTTTTGGCATCTTTAAAAGTTGCTTGTCTCTTTAAATCAGTTGCCAAGTCTGTTGCAAGTTTCTCATATGCTGATTGTGGTTTTGGCATATCCATCATCAAGGGGTTGCTGCTTTCCGTGGCAACCATCTTTGCCTTGCCTTCCCTATCGGGATTTGGGTCCTGACGATTCTTACGTTCAAATGCTTTCTGCTCCTCTTCATCAGAGAGTGCTGCCTTCATTTTGCTGGAACCACACTTTGGTTTTGTGGTTTGTCCTGGTTGTTTGGCACAGGGTTTTCCCGCATATTTACCACCCAGTTGAACCCAACCAGGGGTGCCATCAGAAGCACGACTCTTAGTAAACCAGTCACGCAAAGAACTATCACCACTTTTCGATTCATTGACTTTTTCTGCCTTTTTCAATCTTGTATAATAATCTGGAAGTTCCTCCAGATGCTGAAGGGCAATCATCCTTGCCATTCTTTTATCGCCAGTATGCTCGTGCTCTACTTTAATTCCCAATTTTAATTCTGGTTCTAAAGCATCAACAGAAATTTTATGCTTCTTCGCAATCTCCTCTGGAGACATATACTTTTTGATAGGTCCCTTTGGGTCAGTTGCTTCTAGAAGAAATTGTGAAAAAGTTTTCATTCTTAAGAATAAGTTCTCTAGTTATTATTTAGAATCTTC